ACTATTTGATAGGACTTTTTTGTGTTAGGGTCGGTTGCAGTTGCTTTGTCTTTCGTTCCGTCTGGGGCTTCTTTTACTGCAATAAAATCATTAATAGTTTTTTTGCAATTTGAGCCTATTACTATTTTTAACCCCCCTATTTCTTTCTCAAAGATAGTATTAATCCAATCGCCTCGCATCTTTACAGAAGGGTTTGAGCGCAATACTCGCAATGTAGGGCGGTAACTTATTAAGGCATCTGTTATTAATCTATAAAAATTGTAGCCCTTTTCTAGTTTAGTATCTTCTTTACTTGCCGTTGCATCACCGTAAATAAATAACCCTGATTGATGGGATGGATATTTTCTTATAAATTCATTACATACAGCCTTAACCGTATTTAGTGGTGTAACCCCTGCAATCTCATCTATCATGTAAACAGTCTTACCCTTAATTTGAAAGATACCAACAGGTAAAAACGGGTTTACATTGTCATCGAAACTAATATGCAGAGGTAATTCGTGGTCGTAGTAAGTATCGGCAACGTGCTGATTAATCTCAAAACATTTGTAAAATTCGCCGCCCGTTTTCATTTGCACATCCCAATTCCCTTCTACAAATACCTCGTATTCAAACCTATTCAAATTAGCTTTAAGTGAAGGTAAATAATCTGGCTGTTGTGTTAATAAAGGAATATTATCATAAATTCTAGATTGAATATAAAGCCAATTTGGGTTAAGTGTATTTTCTTTATGTGGCAAATAAATTAAATCACGAACCCATCCAAAGCTAGGGTTGCAAGTTCCACAAACTACTGGTTTAGGCTGTTGTTTAGCATTTGGTATTACATAACTACCAGCTCTTTCAAAAGCCTTGAATAAACTTTGTTGCTGGCACTCGTTTATCTCTTCCAATCCCGCCCCATTAATTTCAAGTCCTTTCCATCTATTGAGGTCTTTATCTGTATCGTAGTTTTCTGCAAAAAAAATAAGCTGAGAACCATTTTTAAATGTTACTGTTTGTTGGTTGCTATCGCTTGCATCTTTTTCAATAAAACTAGATGGTTTTATTTTTTCCCAACTTGGGTAAAGATTTCTTTTTATTGTAGGTATGTCTTTACGAATAATAACCCATCTACTGCCTGGATGTATTTTTGAAAGTAAAGTAAATAGTGAAAGTAAGGCAACTGTTTTACCGCCACGAATAGCCCCACCAAATAAAACAAAAGAATAATTCCCATTAAGTACCGCATTAATAAACTCCTCTTGCTTTGGGAATGGCGCAAATACTATTTCTTTATTTTTTTTCATTATAGAATTTTATTTCCTTTTATTAAATTTTCTAAAGCCCAAAGAGGCTGCAAGTTAGTGTAATGACATAGTTTTTTTAATTCTTCTTCACTTTTAGCTGATGATAAGGGGATTATATGGTCTATATGCCAAACTCTAAAATTATAATTATCCCAACTCATCCCAACTTTAAATTTTAACTCAATATGTTTTTTAGCCTCAATAATTGAACAACCTAATAAAACTATTGTTTTTTCACTTTTATAATATGATGAATGTTTAAAAGCATAACTAATTCTACATCTAAGATTGTCAGATAGCTTCATTAATGGGTTATTTTGTTTTTGTTTTTTTCTGCTTTCTCTTATTATTGGTCTATTGTTTTTATTGTAATCAATTGAATATTTTTTTAATTGCTCATCGTTTTTAAAACGCCATTCTTTCATGTAATTTTTAATTTTTTCGGAATTTTCTTTTTTGTATTGAATAAGTTTTTCTTTGTTTTTTTCACACCATAATTTACTCCTTTCTTTATTAGAAATATATATTTTAGGTTTTTTTAATGCCATTATTTTTTTATGTCTATTTTTAGACCTTTCTATATAAATTTCTTTATTTTTTTCATAATGCAATTTACCGTACCCTTTATTTTTTTCAGCCCATCTTTTTTTGCTTTCAGCTTTTCTTTTTTTTGATTCATCTTCTGTATAAATTTTTACTCTTGGCATAATTAAATAAAAAAATGTTAAGGTTCAGTGCGGTAACACATCCCCTTAACATTTTAAAAATAAGTTTAAAATTGTAGTTACCGCTACATTGCAAATATAGCGATTTTAATTTATTTAAAATTCAATTTCTTTTCCATTAATAATCATTACTTGTACTGTCTTAACATCTTCCCCGTCTTTATTGACTTGGGCTTGTTTTTGTATTGCCTTACCGTGCGCTCTGTCTAATATCTTCTCAATCATTTCTGCACCGTTTTTAGATAACATTTCCTTCGCCACAATGCGCATTAACATAGGGTAACTGCTATCGCTTATTATTGACTTAATACGTTCTTCATCTAGATTAATCAATATAGAATAAGCCTCAACTATATTATTAGCTGATGCTGCCGTATATCCTTCTTCTCTTAACTGCTCATTAACCCGTGACAATACTTTTTTTGGCTGTCCCTTAGGGTTGCCGCTTTGTCCTTTCTTAAATGTATTGCCGTAATTATGTCCTTTCTGAAATGGCATATATTTAACCGTTTGTATTTTCAATAAATGCTTCCACTTCTTTATCACTAAGCTGCTGCCCGTTCCGCTTTATCACTAAGCTGCTGCCCGTTCCGCTTTATCACTAAGCTGCTGCCCGTTCCGCTTTCTTTGTTCAATTTTATCATTCTTGCCACTATCACATCGCAATATTTTGGGTCGAATTCTACTAATCTTGCTTTTCTTTTTAATTGGTCGCAAGCAACCATAGTAGTTCCGCTGCCTCCAAAAGCATCTATTACAATGTCGCCGCTTTTTGAACTATTCCCTATTTGATAAGCAAACAATCCAATTGGCTTCATTGTAGGGTGTTCTCCGTTTCTTTGTGGTTTATCAAAATTAATAACTGTTGTTTGCTTTCTGTCGAAATACCATTTGTGCGCTGCGCCTTCTTTCCAACCATATAAACAAGGTTCATGCTTCCAATGATAGTCACCCCTTCCCATTACTAAAACGTTTTTATTCCAAATTAAACATGAAGAAAGCTTTATCCCCGCATTTTTGAATGCAGTTCTAAAATTAATACCTTCTATGTCGGCGTGCCAAACATACCAAGCAGACCCTTTTTTTAAAAATGTATTACAAGAGGTAAAAAAATCATAAAGAAATTGATAAAATTTTGAATCTTCCATATTATCGTTTTCAATTTTCAGACCATTACTTCCTTGGTAGGCTACATTATACGGTGGGTCAGTAACAACCATGTCTGCAAATTCTCCTTGCATCAACTTTTCAAAAGTATCAGTTTGAGTACTATCACCACACAACAATCTATGATCTCCAATCTCATATAAATCACCTAAAACTGTATAGGGCTCTTTTGGTGGCACACCGTTAAATTCATCTTCTTGCGCTTCTAATACTTCTTCTTCAGAAAAGTCAGCAGGAATATCTAACCCCCATTCTCCTAATTGTTCTACATCCCAATCTGCTGTAATTTCTTCCCAATTCCAATCACCAAATCCTACGTTATCTTTAATCAAAAACTCATTTTTTTGTTCTTCTGTCCAATCATCTGCAAGTATAATAGGCAGTTGCTTCATTCCGCATTCTTTTGCAGCTTTTAGTCGCATATTACCCCCAAGTACTACTACTTTACCATCTACATCAGTAAAGCAAACTAATGGGCGTTTTTCAAGCATTTCTGGAAAGTCCTGTAATGACTTAACTAATTTAGCAAAGTTTTCATCTTTAATTACACGAGGATTTTTTGGGTTTGTCTTAATATCTGTTATATTTTTGTAAATCATTCTAGTATTTTAATATTAAGCATTTCCAATATTGCAAATAAGTTCTTAGAGTTAATCCAATACTTGCCGCTTTCCATTCGACAAAGTGCTTCGGGTGTAACGCCTATCGCTTTTGCCATGTCTTGCAAAGATATAGAATTTTCAATACCAAAATTTAAAATTTAGTTAAAGCATTTATTACATCTTCCGCACTATCCGCCGTTACTATTGTAATACCAACACTAGCCCAATGATTATGTAGGTATTTCTGCTTATCTGAAAGTTTACCGTTGGGCATTTTTAACTCTAATCCCCAAAATTTAGGATACACAAATAAAAAGTCGGGAACGCCTGCAATAACGCCCATACTATGAAGTTTCAATCTCATAGCCATACTTGTAGCACTTTCATTAGCTACATGAAAGTAAAATCCCCTTAACGCTGGGTAATTATGATTGATATATTTATGGGTTGCAGCTGTAAATTGGTCTTCGTTGGCGTAAATGGCGGTTAAAAATTGTTGTTTAGTCATATTTAGTAATTTTTGTAAAAGTTTAGTAATTGCTGTAATTCAATGGTAGTAAAGGTTTAACTATAAAAATTACCAAATTACTAAAAATTTCCCTATCTATTATTTATATACAGTAACACTACTATTTATTTTTTATGTTTTATATATTTAGTACTTATACTCTTTTATATTTTTCTTATACAATAAATAGATTTATTTTTAGTAATTTTAGTAATTTATCTTTAAAAGTCAATAGTAGTAAAGGTTTTAGAATTACTAAACCCTTAAAAAAAATAGTAATCAGTTAGTAATTTTAGTAATTTAAAATGGTATTTCTATGGAAAATATCCTCATTTTTACTGATAATCTATTAACAGTCTTAATAATATCGTGCTTATAATCAACCTTCTTTTTTTCAGCATAAGCCTTAATAGCGGCGTTAATCCGTTGAGTTGAAGGTTGATATTGCTTAGGTGTATTGTTTTCAGCATAATAGGCTTCTAAATAACTTTTAAAGGTATCGTTGCTTATTTCTACACGTTCACACCAATGGTCAAAGTTCTGATCAATGAAGTTAAATATTATTGAGCCGTATGTTTGTTCAAACTGTTTAAGCCATCCGCCTTCGGTTAATGTAGGCGCAGTTAGTTTCTTACCGCCTTT